AGGCTTTAGTTTTGGCTGTATTTATAATATTATCCTCAATCACATAACCTTCAGGAAGTTGAATTTGGTAATCTTCTGGTTTAAATTGTTGTGTTGCTTTTAATTCAGCTTCAATTTCAGCTTTTACAACATCACGAGCCTTGCCAAAATGTTTATTTTTGTGATAATAATCTTTTGCAATCGCTTGTAAATCTTTAGGAAAATTTTTAGAAAGCCTTTCAAAATCGGCATCTTTTCTAATATCTTCAGGAAAAAAAGAATTTAAATCAAAACTTGGTGCTGTGTTTTGTTGAATTGGTGCGGTTTGTGTGTTTTCTTGAGGTGCAGGTGTAGAAATTGCTTGAGTAGTAGTTTGATTTTCTATTGTCATAATTTATAAATTTTTGATTGTTTTATAATTTAAGTAATTGTCAATATATTGAAAAGCAACTCTCATTCCTACTTGAATTAAAGCCGATTTTTCAATATCATTTGTCATTTGATTAGTTATTAATTCTGGATTAACAACTAAACAATTTCTTAAATCTTTGTAAACAACTTGACCAGATGGCGAATTAAACACATCATTAAAAACTTGGTGCCTTTCTTCTAATTTTTGTTTATATAATTCTAATTCTTCATTTGTCATTATAACCCCGCTTGTTTCATTGTTGCTAAAGTGCTTGCTTCGGTATTGGCATTTAACATCTCTTGTTGTTGTGCTACTTGCTGTTGCCTTGCTTGTCTTTCTTGGTCAATTACTTCTTGATTTTTAATTAATTTCGGGTCAATTTGCAAAATATCGGCTTTTGTTCTAGCTACTTGGTCAAAATCTATAACATCTAAAATTGAAGGGTTGGCTTGTGCTAAATTCATGATTGACGATAAATAAACATCAACTGCATTGTTTTTTCCTAATTGATTTGCTTGGTTTATTGGATTAATAAACTCGATTTTCATTTTAGGAAAAGTTTTTTTGCCTGTTATTTCATCAATAGTGCCTTTCATTTTTTCGGGCATTTCTGGGAATGGTGCATCTGGTAATAATGTAAAATTGCCATCTTGAGCATAAGAAAGCTCAAACAATATATCATAAACCCTATTTAATATTGATTCTAAATATTGTTGTAATGAAGTTGCAATACTTCCCATAATTCTATAACTTTCTGCTCTTAATTCTAGGATTTGAGTGGCGGTGGCTCTTGGATCGTCTAAAACCGATAACTTATCTAAAAAGAAAATTTTTCTAATGCTTTCTTGTTTTTGCACTATTAAATCGTAAGCTAAGCTAATGCCTTTGCCATCATAAATTGATTCAACTGCTCTGCCGTAAGCTACAGGCGATTTTGTGTAATTTATAGCACTTGGTTGTAAATTTAATTGTTTTTCAAATTGAGCATTTACAATTTTTGGCGAATTTAAAGCTTTTTCGTTTGACTCGTGAAAATCTGCTTGAATTTTATTTAAACTTCTAGCATCTGGCAAGGCATACATAGCTTGACCAGTTCCATAAACTTCATCAGTGCCTTTTGGGCTTCTGCCGATTGCGATCGGAAAGCTATTAAAACCAGTTTCACTAATAATTTTTTTATTTTTAGCATCAAACCAAATGCCTTTAAATGGCATGTTTAAAGTATCAATTTTGGTGCTGTCCCGCCCTTCTCGTGGCATTATGTAAAACCTAATATCATAATTAGTGTTAGGTTTTTCTTTAGCACTTTTTTGAATATCGGGGTGAATATCGCCATCAGTAAATTTATTTACAATTTGTTTTGCCGTCATTTTCATTAACAAAATGCAAGTGTCAACTTTGCCCTCATCATTTTCAGCAATCAAAATGTTTTTTATGTGAATTGGCTTAAAATTAATTAAACTTGTTTTGCTTTTTTCTATTTTCAAAGCAATTGTGCCAAATGTTGCAAAGTCTTTTAAATTTTCGCTGTGCGAATCTTCAAAATTTGTTTGAGAGTCATATAATATGTTCCAGATTTTGTCCGATACACTTTTTAAATATTCAACAACATTATCATCATCTTTTAACTCTTCATCTTGAATCTTGATTGTAAACCATGGAGTTGCTTTATTAGTTAAAGTTCCATTGAGAATAGAGGCAAAATTTTCAAGAGCAATAACCATAGTTGAATCATTAGCAACAAATAAATCTTTTTTGTCGCCTTGTGTTTTGTCGCTTGTAATGTCAGTTTTAATTGGTCTAAAATACTTTGCAGTATCTTGCCAATTAGTTTCATAATTTTTGCGGATAGTCAATAAATCATTATATAAATTATCTAAATCCTCAATTTGTTTATCAGCCATTTTAAGCTCCTAATAATTTTCTTCGTTCGTTAATCGATTGCATAGATGCACCCGCAAAAGTGGTTCTTTTTTTTAATTCCTCTTCTTGTCTTTTTAAATCCTCTTCTACTATTAATCTTTGTCTTGATGCCTCCGCAACTTGTGCATTTAATGCTTCGGTTTGTTGTGCTTGTATTTCCGCTTGTGCGATAGCATTTTTAGTCCCTGTAATTTCTTTGCCAATGTCAGAATAACCAGCATTACCGCCCATTGAACCCGTTATAGCTCCTGGCACTCCACCAGCTAAACCACCTAAAGCGGCACCAGTTGCCATTGCCACTCCTCTTCCAATTGCTTTACTCCCTGTTAATTGACCAGTAGCTTGACCAATTGCACCAGTGAATCTTTTAAATTTTTTACCTAATCCCATATTTTACCTATAATTTAATTTCCAAGGCTCTGCATAATCTGGCTTGTGCATTGCTTGAGCTATATCTTTACGATAAGATACCGCCAAATATCTAAACCCATCAGCCCCATGAGAAGCCCAATCATGTTTTGGTTGTAATTTAAATACATTGTTTTTATTGTCAAACTCTTTTTTGTAATTCTTGAGAGTCAATAAACCCCTCCTTGTTGTTGTTTCATTAAAAAAGCATTTAGGCAATATTGATCTAACTGCATCAATTCCATCTTCAACCGATAATTTGGGAGCAATCATAAATCTTAAGCCAAGTTCATAAGCCGTTTCTAGTCTTGATTTGCCATTAGTAAATTCCCTTATTTGTATGTCGTGCGGTGCGTAGTGCTGTTCGTAAATATAAGTTTTGTCTTTTACTTCTTTGATATATGAAGCTAAACCCTTGTTGTTATCTTCGATATAATCGATAATTCTTATCTCATTGCCTACGAATTGAGCGAACCAAATTGTTGTTGCATCACCAACCCCTAAATCCCAGAATGTAAAAACTGGGAGTTGTTGCTCCCAAGGATAATTGCCAATCCTTCCTTGCTTGTCTAAGTCATCAATTATCTTAGAATAATAAGCCCCTTCGATCGGGTTGTTAAAGCTACAAAGAAATTCTTGATTAAAGAAATCGAGTGTCTTTCCTTCGCTTAATATTTCCGCTTTGACTTGTTCTAATTGCTCGGGAGTAAATACCCCCGTTTCTTCTGCCGTTTTTATTTCAGAATGCCAAACATCGGGCATTTTTTGAGCCATCTTGAATAATTCATAAGCATGATTTTGTCCTTTTGGAGTAAAATTAAACATTGCCCAGCCGTTATTTTCAAGAAGCATCGGTTGAATTGTGCCCCATGCCCTCGGGTCTTGCTCTGCATATTCAGAAAAAACAGCCCCTTTAATTCCAGCACCCCGCAAAGAATCGGGGTTATCCGAGCCAACAATCTGATATATTGAGCCATTTTTTAAAGTGATTTTAAGCTCTTTCTCATTTTTTTTTGCAATTAAAGATTTTGGTATGTAGTCAATATATTTGCGACCTTCTGAATTAGTTTCTTGCCACACTGATTTTGCCCCTTGGGCATAGCTCGGGAATATATGCCAATAAGTGCCGATCGCTTCAAAACAAGCACTATAAAGAATGCGATTTAATGCAAGTAAATCTTTGCCAGCCCTTCGATGCCAGACATATATAGCCCTCTTTTTTTTATCGTCAATCATTGCAGACCAAAGCCCTAATTGATAAGCTCGGGGGATGTAATTATAAGGAATTATTAACTCTTGTTTGTTAATGATTGTCATTAATATATATTAAGTGTTGTTAATTTCTTTTGAGAAATTGGCTGGAATTACTATAATTTGCTGATTGTTGTTAATATCTAATTGCTCTTTATAGTTCAAGTCTAGTTCTTTGCGATTTTTAACTTTAGCTAAATAAATGCGATGTTGATATAAATGAGTTTGTCGAGCAATTGTTGCTTTGCTTGCTTCGTTATCAATTGCGAGTAATTCTTGTTCTGCTTTCTCTACTAACTTATAACTTGCAATTTGTAGAGCTAAATCTTTTTTTTCTTTTATTTCATCTTGATTTAAATATAAACAAAAATTTGCGACATTTATATTATATTTCTTGCAAATGCTTGAATATGATTCTCCCGATGCGATACGATCAAGTATTTCATCTAAATTATTATTAATTAATTCTTTTGTTTCTTGTCGTGATAATTCTTTTTTAACAATTTCTTGCATATTTATTAAGTTGTTTCGAAACGATACTGCGCGCGATACTTAAATTAAGAAAGCAATCGCTTAAAGTCAACCCCTTTTTTCATTCTACTACAAATTTTCTTTTATATTTTACTAAAAGTTAATAGTTTTTCAATATTTTTAATAGTTGCTTCTATCTCTTCAAATCTGACTACCAAAAAAATTGGCAAATTAAAAGATGAATATTTTTTTAATTGTTTTGTATTAGTTATTCCTTTTTTTTCTTTTGATTTATAGCTTTTAAATTCAACAATAGCTATTTTATTTAAATTTTTATCAAAAATAAGTGCATCAAATCTTGAATTTTTTTCTTTAAATTCAAGATAACAAATAATATTTTCTTCTTTACATCTTGAGTAAAATTCTGCTTGAATAGTAGCATGATTAATTTTATTTTTTTTGTATTTATTATTTATTTTTAAAATATCATTAATCATTTGTAGCGAGTTTTTTTGTCGGAATTTATTTCATAAATTCCTGTATGTATACATTTTTTTTAATAATTCTTATTTATAACTAATAAAATTTAATAGTTTCAAATTTTTTTTAAAATTTGTCAAAATAGATTTTAGCATATTTATTTTAAAAATCAAGTTCACTACAAAGAGTAAGCTAAAGAGCCTTTTTATTATTTTGATACATTTTCATTAATCCTATTAAATTTTTTCAAATATTTCTTGACACTATTTTTTACATATTATTTTCCAATAATTTATTTATCTTATAATATTTTTAATAGCTTTTAACTCACAAATCTTTTTTAAAATATTTTTATTTTTTTTTAAATTATTTCTTATAAATCCATTTTGATACACTGCTTGAGCTATTGATTTTATTGACTTCATAAACATTTTATAAATATCTTAACAATTTAATAAAATAATTCTTGACAAGTTATTTTTTTAATGTTATTATTGTTTTTAGAAAATTAAATTACAAAAATTTAATTAATTAACTTTAATAAAAAATATATGTCAAAAATTTACAACAAAATCAACAATTTAAATTATTATTATTTTTTAGAGCAAGCTGAAAATAATGGCGAAGCAGTAGCAAAAATAAAAAAAGGCGAGTGTGTTACTGATGCATTTTATAATTATTGTTACGATAATAATATTGATTTAAGCAATGTGTCAGATTCTGAAATAGATGCTTGTTTAGATATATTACAATCATATCTTGATACAAGCGAAGACGATGTCTTGACTTTTTCAATTAGTAAATAATTAACTCAAGCAAAAAAATATATGTCAATACAAATTCTCACAGAAATTCAATTAATTTTAATTATTCTTTTGTCTTTATTCACTATTAGCTCATTAGCTTATTTTATCAATAAATTATAATAATTATTAACTTTAATAAAAAAAATATATGAAAAAATTTACTAAAGCCGCTTTGGCCGCAAAACAAATTAGAAGTATTCTTAAAAAAGAATTTCCAAACACTAAATTTTCAGTAAAATCAACCAATTTTTCAATGGGCGATTGTGTCGATATTAGCTGGAATGACGGGGCCTCCAAAGATGAAGTTAGAAAATTAATTAGCCATTTTGAACATACTAAATATAATTCAAAAGAAGATTTATTTGAACCATCAAACATGCGAGAAGATATCCCGCAAACTAAACATATTTGGTATGATAGAAAAATAAACAACTAAACAATTTTACACCACAAACAACCCATTTATTAACAAAAATTTAAACAACATGATAAACAAAAAACAAAAAGTCCTTAGAAAAAATTGTATTCAATTTAACCCATCCGCTGACATGCTCGAGCAACTAACGGCGATAAAAAAAACAACTAAGCAATCGCTGGCTTACATCGTGCGGGAGCTTGTAAACATTGGCTTGCAACAATATAATTCTCAAAACGAAACGAATAAAAAAAATTAAATAAATTTGTTGGTTTTTAGTTTTAAGCTAGAAACTAACGAGTAAACTTAAAAATAATTATTAACCTTAAAATTAAAAAAATATGAATATTTTTAAACTCGGTAAAAAAGTCCTTTCTGGAAACTTATCAAAAAATGATTTATTAATTGACTCAAAAATTTTAATAAATGCAGGAATACAATATTATAAAAAATATGATGATGAATATTTAAATTGTTTAGAATCAAATAAAGGCTGGTTTGAAATTTGCACAATATCTCATATAGCTGAATATATCAGACAAATCAAAAAATAATTATTAACCTTAAACTAAAAAAAATATGAAAATTTATTCATTTTATAAAAATAAATTAAATGGTGACAATGAAGTCTGCATCATGGAATTTAACGGATTATTTACGGCGATGACTCGCACTGATTCTAAAGACTTTAAAAATTTATCTAATGCGAAAAAATGGTTAGAAAAAAGGGGGTATATAGATATTATAGATATAGAGGTAATAGATTAAAAATAATTATTAACTTAAACTTAAAAATATATGTCAAATCAAAATAAAATAAATCAAATCACAAAAATCAAATCGCAAATCGCCGACTTGGTAGAGTCTTTAAATGAACTTTCTTTTAGCTTGCAAGCTGAAGATAACGGCTTAATTACTAACGACGAGCCAAAATTCTCACTAAACGACACAAAAACCGAAACGAGAAACTTTATTCTCGATCTGGAAACATTCATTGACTTGAACCCGCACAAATCAAGCTATATCGCTGAAGTAAACAACGACAAAACAAGCGACGAGCGATTAAAACAAATTCAAATCGAAGTCGATAATTTTATCAACAAAATGGAGAAATAAAAATATGTCTATAGATATTAAAAATTTATATATTGGTGCAATTATTTATTTTAAAAAAAATCAATATTGCTCGCTCGAAAGTTTCAAAATCACAAATATGAGATTATCTGACGACAAAAAATCGATTTTAATAGATGTCGGGTATCGCTATGATTTAGTCATTAATATTGAATCAGGAAGAGCGAGAATGGATGACTATGAAACTAAAATTTTTTTTAGCGAAAAAGATGCTGCTAAATTTAAACATGAAGACAAAATAAGACATAATAAAGCGGAGATTTTTTTATTACAAAAAGAAATTAAAAAAATGCAAACTGAAATATTGGAACATGAAATAATTTTAAAAAATATTAATCTTTAATAAAAAACATATGAAAAAAATCTTAAAAATAATTTTAATAATAATTTTATTAATCGGAACAGCGATTAATTTAAACAAAATTGCTAAAAAAGTTATAAAAATTAAC